GTCATCTATCTGGGAGATACGGCGTTCGCCGTATCTCCCAGATAGATGACGATAGAGAGGACGATTTCTACCAGACCGCTGGTGTTGGCCGGTACATAGTCAGCATTGTTTTCTTCCTCAGTGCCATAGGCGAACAAGAGAGAATTGTTGTCATCTCCGTGGGCGAATACGCCCATCTCCGTAATCTTAAAGCCTGACGCAATGGCACTATTGGTAAATGTTAGCCCCAGGGTAACATATTCGTGACCTTCATCTTCTGTAACACTGGTTATGGCTGTATTCGCAACTTGGTTATCCAATGCGGTCGCAGTAGCCGGATCGTCCTGTGTTCCGTCACCAAAAGCTACACTGGTAAAGGTCAAACTATCACCGTCCGCCAGGCAGCCGATCAGCAGTTCTTTACCAGCGTCGGTTATCATCAGTTGCATTTATTCCACCTCCTCCTCAATCTCTATTACCCCATCCGTTATGGCTACGGCCGCAATATCTTCCGGAGTTCCGGCAATAACACCATATTCCTGCATGGTGAACAGCAGCAGTCCCTCCGGCATGGTGATCGTTTCCTCGCTGACTTCACCATCGTTTTCCACTAAAAGAGTCAGGGTATCCGCGTACCATTCCGGAACCTCGCCTTCCCGGTTTTTTGTCGTTTTCATGGCAATGCCGGTATAGAGATTGAGGTCATCTTCCCGCAGTATGCGGATCACGATTTCCAGCCGAACGCCGGCCGGTTTTGGAAGCAGATGTCCTACCATCATCAGACGTTGCATCAGCTTATCTGATATACCTTCGATAATCAGTTTCATGGTCATATCCTGATTATCCACCACCGTCAGAATATAATCTGGAAACATGGTATCAAAGTTCTTCAATAGGCTCTCTATTGTACCGTCCCACTGGTTATTCAGGATTTTTACTTTGATACATACCCGGTAGTAATCATCTTCCAGACGAACCATAGCTTGGCTTTCCGGATAGAGATCCAGAGATCTGAGACATCCGACCCTCTCACCCAGTTTATCCAATGCATCCCCTTCGGCGGATTCCAGGTCGAATATATACGTCCACAGATCCAGCAGATTCTGCACGTCATCTGCCGGACGCAAAAGCACCGACAACATTGCCGTGTAATTCGGCTGCTGCCGGTGCTCGGAGGTAATGACATTCAGGTATTTATCAACGCTCATGTTTCACCTCCCGGTTCGGTTTCTTCCTCTGCCAGCGCCACGGTAATATCCGTGAGAGCAATGCGCAGGACTTCGGTTTTCTCAATACTGATCTCTCCAGTGGAGCTTTCTGCATCGGTTTTTTTCTTCGCGGTAAGCTCCGTTACATAGAAATCTGGCGGGGATCCCAACGCATTAAGGATCGGGCCATTGAGATTCGGAATATACAGAGATTCGCCAATGCCATAAAATGACAGTTTTTCATAGAGATTGGCTTTGATGGCTTCTGCTGTTGCACTGGTGTATCCATCCAAAGCCGCTATGGTAACACTAACCTCCACATCAACATAGGTGGGACGGTAGAAGCGTATGGTATTGGTATTGCCATAGTCATCCGCAGGAATACTGGTTTCTACATCACCGTTGGTATAGCATCCGGGGGTTTTGTGCAGAAGAATGGTATGTGCAATCTCAGAACTGTTCCCGCCCTCTACTACCAGTGTAATACTGTGCGCCGGGAGATCGTCCACCTCTTCACCGGTGTCGTTCTCATAGGCCCGGCAGCGAGTAACACCGGAGAGATTGGAAACTGCGCCCACAACACCTTCAAAGACCGTGTTGGACGGATTGGCTGTGCTGCTCTTCTGACGGGCGCGGAGAGCCATGTCGTTTTCCACTGCAGTTCCGGGAATCGCTGCGGATACATTTGTAACATCTGTCCATCCCCGTGTGGGAGTACTGATAATACCGATCTCACCAACAGCGGCAGTAATAGCACCAGCGGTCCGGCAGGTTGCGGTTACATAGGTATCCCCGTTAATCTTAACCGTTTCCGGCAGATCCCAAAAATATCCATGGATGTCCTGCACCACACCGGAATGGATTTCCGTTCCGGCAGTCCCGGTCAGTTTTACCATGCAGGTACTTTGCGTGGCAGCAATGCGGCGGATGCCGTTTAAGGCTACAAGGCGATCCAAAGCGGTCCCTACGGCATAGGTCGGCGAAGCATTATTGTACGCTAATAGCAACCCCTGCTGGATATCATATAGCATCAGGGCAAAAGCTGAGATCATCTGGTAGTCCTGGCTATCATTGTCGAGATAGATATCCGCACCGAAGATAGACTTCATCTGTCCGACCAGCCAGTCCCGGATATCCGCATAGGTCGGGATATGCATCCCTGTTTCATCAATGTATGGTGCGGTGTAGGTCATGGGCTCACCTCCAGTTCATAGATCGTGGCTGCATTTCCATAGTCAGTACTGACTGTGATTGTCGCCGTGTATTTCCGGGTATTCCGGTCATAGTCCGCTTCATAGCTGGTCACATCAAGCACATGGGGTGTATCCATAATCCGGTCCCGCACCGTCAGCTCCACGATGCGCAGTCCTTCTTCCGTGCCCCGCTGTAACAGGATTTTCTGAAAGAGCGGCAGTCCGTCCTCAAGTTCTTCCCACCACTCGCTCTTCAGAAGCAGCAGTTTGGTTTTGATGGCCTGCATTACCGCTTGGAGCCCTTCCTGATATTCCAGTCTTCCCTGACCAAAACTGTAGTCACCGGATTCAGTCAGTCTTCTGTATCTCACGGCAGCACCTCCTCCGGATCGTCAACGTCTATGATGGATCCGTGCATGTACACATCCCCTTTGATTTCCATGTCATTCTTCACGATGACCGGGCCGTGTAGCTCGATCTTGTCGCTTTTAAGCGTGACAGCACATCCGCTGCCGTTACTGATGACCAGTCCTTCCGTGCTATAGGAAACCGGTTTATTCGACTGGCTCCACGGCCCCAAGATGGCAAAGGCATCTGAGAGATCGTGCCGCCGCTGCTCCATCTGGTTCTGCACGCCGCCTGACTGCCACCAGGCATCAATGCACATATCGGCGAAGACTACAAGGCATTCATCGCCTGCGGTAACCGGAAGGGTAATAGAGTAGATTCCCGCATGGGGCATGATAACCGGAACGTCCAGCAGCTCCGGCAGGGTGATATGCACCGCGTTTCCGTTTTCATCGGCCAGCACTTCCCGAATAGCCGGCTGCACAGTCGCGGTGCAGCTTGCGGCATCAAAAGCCGTGATGATTCCAGGCATGGCTGCCCGGATATTGCTTTTGATCGCATCGGCGAAAAGGCGCCTCTGTGTATTTTCCTCGCCTATGGTCTGGGATAGTGTTTTCATAGTTTTTCTCCTTAGAAAGCCTGCCCGCTTTCGTCCGTTAAGAGCGCCGGCACATATCCGGTCTGTGTCATAGCTTCAAATTCAATGTACCAGGCATCGCCCCGCGTGTCTCCGTTGTACTTTACCTTCGCTATCCGATAAACCGCGTGGCGGTCCAGCGGTGATACGCTGACGGCATCTGTCTGTCCTGTTTGGGTTCAGGCTGGTCTTCCGTATCGCTGTAGGGAATATCCCCCACCGGTGTATTGTAGAGGTCATACTCGGCCCGTCTCCGGCGAACCAGACCTGCAAGCCGGTTTCCACTGGCATCCTTCGTGTAGTTCAGCATATGCTCCGCTATTTCTTCCACGGTACGGCCCTGACAAAGCTGCTTTAAACTACCCTGTCCGCAGTTAAAGGCAAAGGATATGAGCGCATCCCGCTGATTCTCGTTCAGCTCAGCGGTAAAAGGTACATAATAGGTATTGTCTACATATCCGGCAAATTCCATCAAATCCTCCGCCAGCAGCTGTTCAGCCTGCTCCTGCGTGATGGTCATACTGGAATGGACTCCGGCCGTATGGCCATAGCCTATCGTCCAGACGCCGCCGGAATCCTGATAGGCGGTAAGCTCACAGCCCTCATAGCGTTTAATCAGTTCCAGCCCGGTATAGGCCACTGTCGGACTGCGTGCGGCCACTACCTCAGAGCTGCCCAGCGCGGCTCCGATGCTGCTGACGCTGGCATTGGAACCTACGGTGATCTGCTTCTGCTGAATGTACTGGTTTTCTACCATGACGGTGCGGCCCACGCGGATCTGCGGAATCAGGAGGCACTTTCCTGATATTCCCATATCCTCCTGCTGGGGTACGCCGATCAGCCCGGTTTTTGGTGTCAGTTTGAAGATTCGGTCCGGGTCCGGGTCGGAGATCTGCACAAGACTGATCGTTCCGTCCTGGGTCAGTACCGTGGTGTTTGTGGTTTTCGCAATCTGATCCAGATAATCTCTGGCCATGCCGAAGAAGACTTTCCCCCTCGGGAGTGTTACTTCATTTGCGTTATCGGAAAAACCTTTGAGCCGGGTCGGGATGGTTGCTTTGGAAACAATATTCTCCGCAGCTGTCCGCTGGGTTAAGCCTTTGAGGAAATTGAAACACACAAATCCCTCGCTGATAAAGCGTTCATTGTCCGCGGCAATAATCCGCAGCACGAAATCCGTTCCATTCTCGTTGAAGCCATACGCCTGAACGATGTCTCCGGTGAATATCTGACCGTAGTAGCTTCCGGTGTATCCGGCCTCCACCATAACCTGATAGCCCCTTGAGATTACGAAGTTTTCTGTATTCCGATTGACATTGTAGATGTCGATCACAGAGTACTGCAAATCGCTGAGATAGGTCTTGATAATCTGGAATGTAATATGCAGATCGGACACATCCACAGCATAGCCGGTTTCGTCCGCAATCAGTACCCGGCACCGGCGGCCGAAAAGGTACTCACCTTTTTCTTCGCTGCCGGCCACTGCTTCCTGAATCTCCGTATCCTGATATGGTACGGTCTGAAGCGTGATGGGCTGTTCGTTCCCATTCGTCGGGGCGGCGGCTGTTCTGGCTGTGACGGGGCTGTTCGGAGTTCCGGTAATGCCCAGCAGGGGCGCAGGGTCAACAACTGAACTCTGCTGCGTTCCGTTTAGCGTGCTGCGGACTTCATAGTGCAGATGGGGGCCGGTTGCGTTACCGGTCGCGCCCATAGTACCCAAGACTTGTCCGGCAGCTACCTGCTGGCCCTCCGAAACTTGAACTGATCCGGCTTTCATATGGCAGTAGAAGTGATACAGGCCGTCTGTGCCGGCAATCACAACATGTTCGCCGTAGCTATTCGTCAGGTGTCGCACCCGCTCCACGATTCCACCAATAGCAGCTATGACCTGAGGGTCACCGCCGTTCGTTTCAACCAGATCGATTCCGCCGTGAAATTTCCCGGAGGAATAGGACGGGTATCCGCCGGTCACACTGGAATTCTCCCAGCCACAGGATAAGGGGAAAACATAGGCCATCGCTATCCCTCCGATCCCCACAGCATGATGGTACCGTATCCCAGTTCGTCTGCAGCTGCAGCAGACTTGCCGGTATTCAGCCGGTCAATCAGGATAACCGCGCCCAAGCCAAGGTATCCCAGCTGCTGAAAGAGATTGACACCGGTTACCAGCGGGACATTTACAAGGATGTCATTGCCGTTAAGGTCTGCCACGTCCATTGTCCAGTAGCGGCAAACTTCCCGGTATCTTAGTGTCAGGATATATTCGCGGTTTTCGCCGTCAACTACTACCTGCGCCCGGAAGATATTATTCGGTTTATTCGTGACGGGCAGCCGGTATAGGTTTTTCAGTTCAGGCACTGCGCATCACCCCCGATAACCAATCTGATAACTGGGCCAGAAGCGAGGCATCTTCCACAGGCACGGCGGAGATAACGCCACCTTCGGATGTGTCCGTGGTCTGCGCCCGTTTGCTGGTTTTTACCTTTACGGTTTCCGCCTGGGCTACGATGACTTCCTGCATGGTAACCGTAGCCTCCATGCCGTAGAGTTTCGTGCTGTCGTCCGGGGCCACGATGGATTTGACCAGCATGTTCTGGTATTCCCGAAGGCGCGTATGCACCCGAAAGGGAATCCGGTTTCGCTGGAGATCCTGCAGCACGGCCAGCGCCGAAGCGGAGCGGGAATAGCGGCCTGTAAACTGATCCGGCCAGATGTCACTGTTACACTCGGACATTTTGACGGTCATTGTGAGTTCCAGGGGTTCCATATAGGCATGATCGGCTACATTGGCTCCCATCTGTACCGGGTGGGAGGTGATTTTGAGGTCACTTTTATGCTCCATGTCGATGAAAGCATCAAAAAAGTACCCCGCCAGATTAGTTTTGATGTAAATCAGCTGATCCAGCTGTTCATCTGCCATTATTTCTCCTCCCCCCTAGTTTTTGTCCAGCTTGTCCAATCCGGAAAGACGACCATTTGCCCAGCTGGATTCGGCCCGGTTCTGCGCTGTGCGCAGATAGGTGCTTATGGTACGGGCATCGGATCGCGCATTACTTCCATTCACATTGAAGGTCATATTCTGTGTGACACGGTTATCCTGCTGCACCTGATAGGTCTTCTGGTTTCTCGTACTGGTCGTGGTGTTATATACCTGATTCTGCGGGCCATTGGCCATGACCGGCAAGGCAACTGGCTGTATGCCGGGGAAAGGTGCCTGCGCACTTTTTTCCGGAATCATCAGTGGAAGGATACGTTCAAATCTTCCGGTAAGACCGGAGATTTTTTCCAGCAAGTTCAGGGTTGTGATTCTCTCTGCTTCTGGTCCTTCTGTTTCATCAACCATAGGAACCAATGGGAGTCCTTCTTTTTCTGCCTGCTTTCGGGCCAAAGCCTGCCGGCTCTGTTCCGCTTTGACGTCTCCCTGGGCTTTCCAGTCTTTTCCGATCTGCTTTATGGCTTCCCATGGAGAAATCTCACCTCTGGCCACCTTATCGATCAGGTCTGAAAGGTAGTTCAGGAAATGAATGGAATCTTTTAATCCTCCACCGACAGAATCCAGCAGCATATCCCAGCCGTCCTGCAACACAGGGATGCTCTCATGTCCGATGATACCCAGCACATCCGCAATATTCTGTAACGTAACCAGCAGCTCACCGGCTGACGTATTAACATTAGAGAGAAAAACGGTCGCCCCGTCATCACTGGTGAGAGACTCTTTCAGTTCTTCTAATTCTTCCCAGATCTTCCCGAATGCGGACTTTCCGCCTCGTTTCCAGGTGTAGAAGTCATCCAGAAGGAGCAAAACGCCCAGAATGGCCGCCGATACCGCCAGCCACGGGGCCGCCATGATAAGTCCGATTCCAGCTATGATAAGAGCCGCAGCTTTCGCCTTTGGTGGGAGTTTATCAATGGCGGTAATAATATCCCCGATGAATCGGATTGCTGTCGTACCGAGCCGCACCACGATTGCCGCGAATCTTGCAATCCGCTTCGCCCATTTCTGAACACTCTCCGGTCCTTTATCGTTGAAGGCTTTGAGTTTCAGGCGAATCTGCTCCATGGGTTTCTCCAGATACATCTGCAGATAGTAGGCGATGTATCGGCCGGCGTAGGACATCAGGATCTGGGTGCGAGTGAACTCGAACTGGAACTCCCGAATCTTTTTCAGTCCCACATCCACATCTGAGCTTTCATACTTTGCCGCATCTGCACGCAGTTTGAAGAACCGCTCTCTAAGCTCTGGATGGATGGCGATATCATTGATATCCCCCATATCCATCTTCAGGGCTTTTAAGCTTTCCTGCAGGCCGCGGGCATTGCGCTCAGTCATCCACATGCGGTTGGCAAATTTCTCGGTTTGAAGGTCAGCTTCTGCGACGGATTTCATAAAGGCGTTGGTGCCGGCTATGATGCTGCCGATCGCTGACAGCACAAGTACAGAACCTTTGGCGAAATTCTTGCCAATCTTCCCGGCAATCTGATTTGTTCCTTTTTCCAGTTTGGCCAGTGTGTTCATGGCCTGCCGGTACTGGTCTTCATTGGCCTTAAAGCCCAATACCACGCCGTACTCTTTCAGGATACTCGTAAATCCTCCCGGCATGCTTCATCGCCTCCCTTCTGCTTCCGCCTGTGCTTTGTAGTAATCCTGTATGATCTTTTCGTTGTGGTTTTTTACCACCATGACTTCATGGATGTCTGCCAGATCGTCCAGCGTATAGGTCCCGTCCCACAGTTCATGCTGCTTCCAGTACCCGGCCAGCACCGGCGCGAAAAGGTACTCGCTCAGATTTCCGGTTCTTTTCAGGAGATGTTGGAGAGCAGGGTTTTCAGTTTCTCCGGATCGTCCAGCTGAATCGTCAGATCTTCGATCCCCAGCTTCCGGAGAATCCCGGTAAAAAAATCCGCATACTGCCATTTCAGCACTTCGGCTAACAGTTCGCCGAAGAGCAGCATATCGTATTCCAGATTCTCCACCTGAAAGTTTCCCTGACTGTCGAGAGTCTCTACCGGACCGGAAAGCAGCATTTCGCTGACGCAGGACAGAAACGCCAGTTCCAGCTTCTCCATTTCCTCTACGGTCATGGTTCGTTTCCCGGCGGCTTTCAGCATCCCCGCAGGGATGAACTGTTCCAGAACTGTACCGATGATGTTTAGCGGCAGTCCCTTCGTCAGAATCTCCGCCAGAAGCGCATAAGCCGTTGCGGCCGGAAGCTTTTTGATCAGAAACCTCCGGCCGTCAATCTCAACGGTTTTCATTACTTCCCGCATGCTCTACCCCCCTAGTAGTCCTGCTGGACATCTGCCGACAGGATGTTCCAGGTCTGCATTGAGCCCTGCGCCCCATAGGAGCGGTCGGGTAGCTTCTGGAAAGCGCAGCGATCCAGGAGATACTGTTCCCCGGTATTGGGAGCGGTCAGGCTGCCTGTAATCTTGTCCCATTCGGAGGCATGTGCGGTTTCGAGGTAGTTGTACCATTTCAAAAGCGACAGGTTCGCTTCCGATGTCTGTTGCAGCTGAATTCCCAGACTGCCCCGGCGGTCTTTGATTTTCGAGGTCATGACGGTGCCGTCAGCCGCAACCTCCATTGCGGTCCGGTCTCCGGTCATATTAAGAGTACATGTACCAACGCCCTTACCGGTAATCGTTATGATACCCAGCGAGGGATGGCGCAGCACCAGCTTGCACTGCGAAAAATCATATGCATCCCGCATTTCTTTCACCTCCTATCGGTTGACCGTGATTGCCAGAACCACATATTCAATCGCACCGGCGGTCTTCGCGCAGACATAGATCGGCGGGGCTTTTCTCGCATCCCTGTCCGTCTGGCTCTGGTCGTTGACGCTCGTGGTCATGATTTTATAGCCCTTGGTCAGCATGTCTCCTCTGGCCAGTGTCAGCACGCTGTTCCGATTCCAGACGCCCGGTGCCAGGTATCCTCGGGCAAGCATTTCCTCGCAGGGGCCGGAGATTACATTCATGATAATCTGTACACCTTCATCCGTCTGCGGGATCTTGTTCTCGGCGGTCAGTGTGTTCATGACCTCGGTCTGGATCTTGTTCGCCAGCATATCCGCCATGAGCACATCATCAAAGGCGTAGCCATTGGCCATTTTTCCCTGCCGGAACAGGTTGTAGGAACTTCCCTGACGAAGATATGCGTTTCCGTTGGCTGCGAGGAGTGCGGTCAGATTTGCAGCGGTCAGAGTGGTTTCCGGTGTGGCTCCAGCGATAGCCTTGTAAGCCAGATTGAATGCCGGGGAACCATCGTAGTTTAAGCCCATGGCCCGGCCCATGATGCCGGCGGTGATGGTGGCTGTTCCACTGCTGTAGATAGCCATCGTGCGCATGTAGCCAGCAGATTTCAGAGCTGACATTTTCGTGGTATAGCTGCTGGCGGTCACGAGGTGGAACCACACGGTGTAAATGTCAGACGCTTCCACGAAAGCAGCAATCCCGGCCACGTCTTCATCCTCCAGTGCAGCTTCAATGCCCTGCGTGAAGGTAAATGCGTACCAGTCTATGCCGGATGCACGGCATGCAGTTAAGGCTGCAAGAACTGTTTCATTGGCCTGTTTCGTGCCAATAGCTACCTTGCCCGGCGCTGGGCTCTGAGCAAAATACAGTGCCGCCGCTGCGTACTCTGGGTCTGTGGTTAAATATCCTGCCTCCAGCATTTCCGAAACGCTGGAATAGAGTGTTACCCGGTCCGTAATGCCGGATACCACGGTAGGACCGATAATCAGCCCGACATTAAACGCCTGCCCGGTTACGGCCATGGCAGCAGTATCCACACTGACTTTTACAATATCGTCAATGGTTAGTGCCACGTTTAATCATCTCCTTCTAGGTCAATATTTCTTGTCTGTTGTTCTGTCATGAGGACGATATCCGCGACCTCCACATACGGGATACCGGTTTCGATGGTTGCCAGCTGATTACACTTAAACTGCAGGTCTGACCGCTGAAACCACTGGTTCTGGTAGGGCTCCCACAGTATGTTGGGCTCAGCAATTTCTGGAATGATGTACAGCCCCGCAGTCCTGAGCGGACTCTGTCCTCCGGCTCCGGCCATCAGTTTCAGGCGAAGATCGGTTAAAAGATCATACCCATCCGGCCCGTAGGCGGTCAGATACATCTGCAGCACCCGGTTATAGCTTACAGTCTGGCGCAGGCTGTTATTGCTGCCAGCCTGCCTCACCGTGTCGATCTGGCGGTTGATGGGATCATCCGCCGGTGCGACGTAGTAGTACAGGGTGGTTTCATCCTTCTTGGCAAAAGGACTGCTGTCAGCCGGATAATTCTCCCGGATGTGTGTCTCCGGAATCTCCAGCAGGGATATCAGTTGCTGCCGAAGGGCTCCCCTGATCGCCGCCAGCGTCATGATGCTCATTCTCTTCCACCACCTCCCCGATATATGAGGCCATCGTCTCATAAAAACCGTGGCTGCTCCAGTCCTTCACCTGCAGGGCTTTGTAGCGGCAGCCATTCCACAGGAATTCATCTGATGCGTTATCGTCCTCAGCCACTTGCACCTTCTCCCAAGTATAGAAGACCTTCGTGTCCTTCATGCGGTCGCCTTCCGGGAGCAGTTCCAGTTCCTTCCCGTTGGCCGGGCGGACTACGCCGGTAACCGTACTGTCTGCGGCAGTGGTCTGAAAAATGCCATCTACCCAGTTCCCGGTCATATGGCGCAGGGTAAAATTCTCGCAGAAATCCGGATCGTGGATCAGCTCCGCGACGTTAATACTCATCGGATCGCCTCCCTTCCAGATCCTTTTTTCCGCACTACGTAGATGATGGCTTTGCGCAAAGAATCAGTATCAACCAGTGGCTGATCCGAACCTTTCATGCGGATAGTCGCCGGTCGGTTTGGCGCCAGATGTTCTTTGCCCATCCATCTATGCGCAGCTTCCTGCGCCACAATTCCCGCACTCTGTAGCCGTTTTCGGGTCTCTTCCATGTTTCCATCCATCGCGGCGGCAGCGGCTTTCCCCATCTGCTCCGTGATGTGGAATTTCTCAGATTCCACCGACGGGTCTAAGACCGGGCGCGGTACCGCGTGCCATGCCGGGGAACCATTCTCCTTGAGGTACAGCTCGAAGGCTTTGGAGTAGACGGCACCTTTCGCCATAAATTCATCCATGCGGCGGCGCATCCTAAACTTCCGGATACCGTGGGTGTGAATATACAAGAGCTGGGCATTGGATATGGTTTCATCTTCGCCCCGGTTGAGATTCTTCTCCGGTACCCCCACAAAGACTTCATGGTCACGCAGATACTCCAGCGCACGGATCAGCTCCGCCGTGTTGTCCTGCATCGTGACTACCGATGCGGTTACCGCTACCATACGGCAATCGCCCCCTTTCCCACGATTTGGAGCAGGCTCAGGAGCTGCAAGCCGTACTTCGTGAGCTTCCACGACCCATAGCCTGCAAAGTCTGAGAAAATGCTGCTGTTGTCGTAGGAAACGGATACCCCGGAAACAGATTTACTTCCGACCAGTCCCTTCGCGGCACCGGCTGCAGTAATCTCTGCGGCACCGGCATTATTCGGGGTGCTTCCTTCCAGCCATAGGGTACAGCAATGGGCCGTAAAAAGCCCGACGGCTACCTTGTGGTATTCGTGCCATCGGGCTTCTTGTATGCTCTTGTTGGCCAGATCAAGATACATGGTCAGTACGGCTTCTGGTATATTTCCCGAGTTGAATTGCGGATAAAGCGTCAGGAATTCTTCCTTCGTAATTTCGCTCATGCTTTATCAGCTTCTTTTTTCGGCTCCGCCTTTCTCTTCCCACTGCTCTTTTTAGGCTCTGTCGGCTTTTCTGCAACAGGTTCCTCAGAAGCAGGTTCTACCGGCACATCCTGCACCGCCATAGTCAGGTCATGTTTCACCGTGACCAGAGACCCTTCTTTTACCGCCCAGGCGAAGAGTGGATCTTTTTCGATCCACTCCGGCGCGTCGCGGAAATCGTCTGGGCGCATGGGAAAGGTCTCGCCAGATACCGGATGGCAGAATTCCAGTTTTTTCTTAGCTAAAACCCACATGGTTTCCCCTCCCTTTTAGATGCCGTCTACATAGCGGGCAGTTTCATGGTAGGCGAATTTCACCACACCGTGCTGGGCGGCATAAGCGGTGAGATAGGCCATGTCGTTGACCGACGGCTGGGTCATAACACGGGTTAAGGGTACCGTAATGTCAAAGTAGACCTTATCTTCTTCATTGCGATACACGACCATGCGGTCCTTATTGTCTGTCCCTGCGCCAGTGCACTGCCGGCAGGGAACGATTACCAGATCCACGCCCTGATTGCTGGCAACGTTGTTTTCTTCCAGGTATTTCAGGACGGAAATATTTCCGGCATCGCTGACTTTCCTGGATACCAGATCCGCATACTGAACCGGGGGCAGCAGGATGTGGTTCGGCATTCCGGAAAGGTCATACTGGCAGGCCGCCCAGACATCGTTAATCGCTTTGTTGATGTCCGCCAGAATATTGTCCGGGGTTTTGTTCGACCACAGGGTAGAACTGCCGGTTCCGGTAGATGCGGCAGAAACAGCCGTAATGGAAGGATCGTTCACCAGCCCTGTCGAACCATAACGGGAATAACCGGTATAGACGTTTTTATCCAGGGCTTTCTGGTAGTTCAGGCGGACGCCTTTATCCAGTACATCCTGCAGGCTGCGGCCAATGGTCTGAAGCTTGGCCTGATCAACAAAGGGGATTTTCAGGATACTCCCGAAGGCAAAGACCTTGTAGATGTCTTTGCCATAATCCGCCTGCATAACAGGGATGGCATTGGTTTCGCCACCGATGATACCATCGTCGTTGGCTCCGGGGGTGGCGTAGTCCACGTTCATCATAGACGTGTATTCAACCCACCCGCCGCCGGTCTTGGCCACGATGTCTCTGGACCAGGTAACAGCGGTCAGCGGTTCACGGATTTTGGGATCAATCTTTTCCAGCTCGCCTACCAGAAAAGCCATGCCGCTGTCAACAGCGGTATCTCCGGTACGCAGCATGCGTTTAACTCCCATCGTCCGCACCGAATCCATCATATCAGGATTCGTGATCGGATAAACAGATGCATTCATTGTATCTTACCTCCTTTTTTTAGCTGGCGGCAGCCGCCTGCGCGGTGGTTACTTCATGCGGATTGGTCTTGTCGGCTACGTGGGTGGCCAGATCAGAGGCTACATCGGTTACCGCGGAAACAGCGGCGCTTCTGTAGATGGCCAGTTCACACATCTTGTTGCCGTCAATCTTTCCAGTTGCCCAGACCGCATTCAAGAGTTTCACAGTCTTGTTGCTGTCGGCTTCCGCTTCAAAGGAACCTACAGCCTGATCGGGATAGCTGGCATTGGCGGTAACACGGATGTAGACTGCGCCGCCAGCGGTCGGGGTACCTTTGCCGCATTTGACAACGACGTTCCCCCGTTCAATAACATCGCACGGCTCTCCTGCCGGATAGTAGACATTATTCTGGCTGGCATAGTTCACTGCCTGTTTGACTTCTCTGACCGCTACGCCGACAAACTGGGCGGCGGTGTTGGTTGCGCCGAAAGCGCTGTAGGTGTTGTCGCTTCCATTGAGAACGACAGGTGCACCGAAAGGAATATCTGTGGTTTTGGCCTTCCGGTTCATGATGATACAATCCGGGGTACGGGCGAAGCTCCCTGCATAGCCCAGATTCATTTCAATTCCGATGGTTTTTCCCGGCATTTACTTTACCTCCTTCTTTTTGTAGTGCGGGTTGTTCATGGCTGCCCACTGGCGTCCTAAATCCCGCGTATCTTCGAACTGTTTCCCGCTGTCATGCGCCTGTTTTTTGGCGTTCAGCAGGATAGAATAAGCCCCTGTCTCCTGATTTTGAGCAGAAACACCCATCTGCGAGCGCAGGAGCTTGGCCAGTGTATCACTGGCAGCTTTTCTCTGCTTCGGGTCTTTAATGCCTGCCACCAGCGGCTTCATCTGTTTCAGCAAAGCCAGGCTGTCAGCGGCGGCGTTTTCGTTTTCTGCGGTCTTCCCTTCGATAACCTCGGAGCCTTCTTCGTCGTTGGTTTCAGCATTGTTCGGAGTGTTTTCTTCTCCCTCCTCTCCGTCATTCACCTTGCCTTTCAGCTCTTCTTCCAGTGCATCCAGTGCATCAGGTTCCTGCTTGGGTGCAGCGGCCTGTAAAAGCTGTGCCAGCATCTGCTCCAGCTTGTCCAGTCTCGCTTCCAGCGGGTTGCCTTCGGGGGTATCACCAGAAGCATTATCCTCTACCGGATTTTTCGGTCTTTCCTCTTTCGGGGCGACCGGCGCGGGGGCAGGGTCGGTCAGGTCACCTTCATCATTTGCACAGGCAGCGGTCATTTCATCCACTGCCATCTCCAGATCTTCCGGCGCATGATCCCGAACCAGACCGATCATTCTGCCCCACAATGTTTTTCTGTTTTCACTCGGCATTTTTTTACCTCCCTCTTCTTTTGGCTGTTCATCTTTGATAGCAACTTTTTCTCCGGCGCGGCCTTTTTTCACCAGCGCCACGTGGTTCCCGACGATCCCGGTCTGACGGTACTTACCGTTTTCGAGCGGCTCATAGACACACTCATATCCGCAGGAAATCTCCCGCTTGCCGTCTTCAATCGCCTGAATAGCAGATTTGTCATACACAACAATATCTGCCAGCAGCATATTTTCTTCATCGCCGCTCCCGCGATGGACATTTTGAACCGACCCTTTTACCAGCCAGGAAGCGTTTTCCGGGCTGACTTCATTCCCTACCGGATGCTCGTCGGTAAAGGGCTTGCCTTCAAAACTGGCGATGGTTTCCGGAGAAAAAACATCGGTCGGCTCTCGCTCCACCTCGTAGATGTTGTTGTCCTCCAAACCCATTTCATTTCCGAGATACTTTTGCATTCCCGTGCGGGCGATGGGGACGTTCTGGCAGATCAGAAATCCTTCCGGGGTACGTGCCAGATTATCAGATATGCGGGAACCATAATATGTCGTGCGTTTCATTCTCGTTTCACCTCCTTTCGCAGAAAATACAAAAACCGTGATTGCTCACGGTTACCTGCAGTTACTTGCTGGTCATTTGCCGGCAGAAGTATCCGGCTGATTAAATCCCCATAATTCAGGGGTTTGTTTACTTGATTCTAACTTGCTTGTAACTTGCTGATACTTGCAAGTCATGCTGCAATGCGTTTGAACTGGTTCAGCGTCATCCACTGGATGCGGCCGGCGTAATGGACCTTATGCGGCCACTTTAGGTAGTAGAATTCCACCACCGGTTCCGCGTAGCAGCGGCAGTTGAAGATTTCACCGGCGTGGTAGGGCCCATAGTCCCGTTTCTCCCCGTTCAGCTTTTCCGGGTTGGGCGGATCACGCCAGCAGATGAGCACATCATTCATAATCCGGTGGGAATCCCGCACCCGCTCGCCGTCATTGGCGGTGCGCCAGATGTACCAGTCCAGGCCCAGTTCTTCCGAGCGGGCTCTTGTCAGCTCGGTGGAGGCTTTGGAAAGCTCCGTCCGTGCAATCAGCTGAGCACGACTCGCAGTAATATTCGGGAACTCGGCCAGCATGTATTTTACAACTTCGTCGGCCCGCATACCCTGCTCAAAAGCTCTGGCGGAGATACCGGTGGAGATTTTGGCCAACGTATCCGGAAGAGTAGTGATATAATCGGCGTTGCTGCGGACGGCTGCATAGTAGGCGGCTCCTATCGGGCCTTGGAGCTCCCGGTGCAGCATCTCGTAGATTTCCCGGCCTCGACCGCCTTTTCTCGCCGCTGCCCGCCAGCTTTTCTCGCCGTCGTGGAATAGGTGGGTGACCATTTTCCCAGCGATCCCGTAGGCGTCTTCCCGGAAGGTTTTGGACAGGGCATAATCCCGCAAAAGGCGGATGTAGTCATCCGGACTGGATGCCGCAGCCAGGATGTCCGCCCGGCGTAGGATCAACCGCATAATAGACCAGGAATAGGTTTTCTCGATCCGGCGCTGGGTCTTCCAAAGGTCATAGGGCATGGCTCACCTCCTTTTGGGCATGAAAAAAGCACGGTCTGCACCGTGCTTTTATATCTTATGTTTATTTGAGTTCTTTAATCGAATTGCTTAACTTTTGTAAGAACTTTCATAGAATTATCATCCCACAAATCCTCAAAGTATTTGCTGAATTGCTTAAATCCAGCTTTTCCTTCGACAAATTTATATGTGATAGTCTGTTGGCTCTTTACTCCATACCAATATGGTCCAACGTAAAGCTCACCGTCCATACGCCAATAAAAATCCAGCGTCATACACGAATATGCTTTAACAATTATCTTTCCTTTATAGCCTTTATCATTCAGCTGGTCTGCCCAATCAATTAGCTGGTTGATTGTATGCCTGATTTGCTCCGGAACTTCGTTTTCTTCCCGAGATCGCTGTTCAACAAACGACCCTTGCGGATCCATGGTAAGAATCCTTATCTGAACGCCCCTCTCCAAACATTCAGTTATTTCTTTGGTATGTTTATTCCTAAATGAACTCAACCCAAAAGCAACCGCATCAATACAGTGCTCAACGTCTACTAACTTTGGGTCTGAGTCTTTGTTTTTTTCTGCTCTGGTTTCATAGATCTTTTCAATTCCCCATTCATCTAATGGGTTATACGGAATCTTGTTAACTAACAAAGCATTCAATACAATTACCAGTCCAGAAGCAATTAACGAGCAGCCAATACTGATCCACACATGTGTCACGGTTTGCAGACTAAAAATATCGACTAACACCATGCAAACACCAAGCAAAATTATAATCAGTCCGGTGATGATTGCAGCCATGTTGTATTTTGTTTTCATCCTATTCAACCACCTCGAAACACTCAGGAAAGCACGGGGTTAACCCCGTGCTTGACATCTATTTCTCTGTATACAAATATGAATACTCCTTCTTTAGTTCTGTCAGTTTTCTGTTTAATTCTCTATGGATCTTATCTGTATCTCCTGGACCAGAAGGTCCATCAAAGCCACCTTTTGGTTTCCAGTCTGGATATTTCTCTGCTTCCAGTTTTTCCAACTCCAGATAATGTTTAACCAACATATCCCATTTTTTTCGGTATTCCTTACAATCAGGGTGGTCTTCATTTAACCGCACTTTTTTCTCTCCTCATATAACCAAAATGATATTCCTCAGCCAACATATTCATTCTCTCATGATAATCGTCTTTATCCATGTTAATAGGGTTTTTGTTTCCCCACGATTTTTCAAGAACCCGAATGTAAAGCTCCTTGAACCTATGATACGCTACATCTGGATCAACTTCAAGTGTTTCTTCAGTTCTCCACATCACGTATTCATATTTATGATCAGAGGCCGCTGAATAGGCCAGACCATATTGATAAAACGCTTTAACATCAACTTCGCTGAAAGAATAATGCGTTTGGTCGGCCGGGTGGTTGTGGTACGACCAAGACCCCTTCAGGTTGCTGCCCTTTTTTTCGATTCCTTCCGGATCAACTGAGTTCGTTTCACCGGATACCTCCCAAACTTTACCATCCGGCGTAACCATACAATTCTTTTCATAGCTTAAGCCATCAAAATCCGCCTGCGCTTTCTTCAATCTGTTTACTACAGCTTTTTTGTCCGAAAAATCAATCTTGTCGGTCTGTTTTACCTGGTGGCATGTTGATGCAGGATCACCCTGGCCAGCACCGAAGCCTGTTAGCTTTTCTCCAGAAGCGCTTTCTTCGGTTTTAGAAAACTTTCCTTTACCATCCCGTGGGTGATCTTCCTCTTTCCACTCGGCATCTTCCGTCACCTTAAAAGGGCCGCGATTCTCACCCTCCACAGGATTCTCACTCCCGGAACTTCCTCCCGGATTCATCAGTTCTTCCAGCCCCGGCATATCCCCGCCAAGAGAATCCAGTTTGTCCGAGGCTTTTTCAATGTCCTCATCGGTGATGTTCGACCACATACCGGTCACTTCTGCCTGCTGGCGGAGCTCTTTTAAGGCTGTCCGTTGGCTGATGAGGCCGGCATTGTAGACATCTACCACATTATCCCCGAAAGACTTACTGAGATCAGCGTTTTCTTTGGGATTCGCACGCCGCAGCGGGTTAAAGTCGTAGTCAATGTCCTCCGGGATTCTTCCCCAAGTCGAAAGCGCAATAATCGGAATAAGCTTATCCAGAATCGGTGCCAGTTGGGATTCCTGTTTGGTTTCGATTGCGTCGTAGTAGTTGGTGAGGTCGCTTTCCCCAGTGGCATTGAAGCCGGCCGGAGAACGTCCGAACAGGCGTGTCACCGGTATGCCGCAGGCCCCGGAAACGTCCAGCATAAAGGATTCATAAATGTCATTGATACCGGCAAAGGTGTATTGGTGGGTTTCAAAGCCGTCGTCTTTCCCGATGACACTCATGCCGGAGTTGTTCATCATCCAGTTCAGGATTTCCATAGCGTTATAGAAATCCCGCTGCATCTGTTCGGTTCCCAACCCCAGCAGATCCACTAAGTTGGTTTTATATACCCGGAGATTGGCCAGGAATACGAGATTCGCAATGTTGTAGCTGGTGTTGTCCCGCTTTTTCAGTTCGTCAAATACCGATTCGATTACTGATGCACCCCACTGCAACTCTGTCCATGCCTCCCATGCCGGGAGCGCGTCGCCCGTAAAGCGAATAATGCGGCTGTGGTGTACAGTCAGAGCCTCGCCTGTTTGCAGGGTAACCCGATAACTTGAAGGCAATCCGAAATCCGGACTGGTCAGGTCACTTACCAGTTCAAGGTCGGGAGATATTCCGCTCCAGCGGTCCAAAATCAGGATCCCTTTATAATCCCCCGGCAGGATAAGATCATAATTCAGCGGTTCTGCCAGCATATCCTCCTGTCGGTTCAGAAGGATAACTCCGGCTGCTCCGCCGTAAAGCCGGCCCCATTTCAGACCCTCCAGAATGCGCTCTTTGGTCTTTGTATTCTTGATAACCTTGTCCAGCTTCTTCATCTCTTCCGGGGGTTCCTGCGTGATGAACTTGATCCAGTTTTTGCACATATCCTCCGGGATAGTGTCCACAATCTTTCGGACAATCCAGTGGTTTCGGTACAGGCTGTTCAGCAGGTTGTAGTTCTGCGTCAGCCGGGTTAAAGGATAGTCTGTACCATTCATCATATTCGGCATATTGGCGCCCAGCCGGGCCATGATGTTCTGGAAGCTGTCTCCCGTCCTGACCGGGCGGGAGGCTGCCTTGTCTATTACTGTTTGTCTTTGTTTGTTTCTTCGTCTGCTCAAGGTTCCATCAACCTCCTTTCCGGTATCATGGTGTAGCAGAAGTAGCGCAGGGCATCCACTGCGTGGTCGTTGACTTTGACCGGTTTTTCTTCGCCCCGGTCCAGAGCTTTTTCATCCCATATGTATCCGCCGATTTCACCTATAAGGTTCTGGCAGCGGCGATGTATTTTCAGTGTCCTGTTCCCCAAGAGGGCCGCCGTATGCTGGATGCCGGGGAGTACATCGTTGACCGCATCTTTCACCCGAACACCCCGCAATCTGAGCTCTGCCTTTAGCGGCGCTGCGGAAGGGTCGATGATTACGGCCAGCGCATCCAGCGCACCGAATTCAAGCAGGTCATCTGCGTACTGGGATACGGTCTTCTGCCCCTGCATTCGATCCCGGCCGCTGTAGTAGTATTCGTTCAGTATCCAAACGGTTTGGCCATCATCGTAGATGTCCAAGGCTGCCGTGGCGTTCTGCATACCAAAGTCCACCGCGATATACCGGCGGGTGCTTCCCCGGTTCACCATACCGATCGGGACATCATCATCCGTGACCGGGTCGTTGTCGATGTCGTACATATCGTAGACCATGCCGTCAGCAGCAACCCAGAGGCCCAGCACATAGCGCTTGTAGAAGACACCCACGTACTGACGCTCATACCGTTCCAGTACTTCCGGATCCAGACCTGGATTGTCGGTCATCAAGAAATGGATGTGCTGGGCTTTCTTCTCATCGGCCTTCTTAATCCACTCCTGATAAAACCAGTGCAGCGGATGGTCCGGGTTGCAGTTGAAAAAGTACTTGCTGCCTTTGACGCTGCAGCGGGCAAGGGCCTGCTCCACAAAGGACCGCGGCATGAGAGCCACTTCATCCAGCATGACGCCCGCCAGGGTGATGCCCTGGATCAGCGCGTAGCTGCTTTCATCCTTGCCGCCGAAGACGAAGAAATCGTTGCTCTTCCCGGCCCGGCTGACATGCAGCACATGGCTGCCTCGGTTGTACAGCATCCGGAACTGTTCCCGGATATACCGGACACCCATCAGAGGCTGGATGATGTTACGCTCCACGGCGCCAATGGATTTACCACAGATGGCAAATGCGCAGCCGTCAAAGGTTGCCATGCCCCAGAGGATAAAGGACAGGGTCATAAATATGGTCTTACCCGCCCGGACTGCGCCGTCGCAGATCAGGGCATCATAGCTTGTGTAGGGGATTCGGAGGATCATTTTCTGTTTCTCACTTACCTTGCTCAAAATCGAATTCCCCTTTTATCGCTGCACTGATCGGATCATCCCCGGCAGCATAATCACCTGCGGTCTCGGTCCGGCGGGCATCCGCTTTCAGCTTTTCAATCCTCGCCTTCTGTTCTTTTACGTCGGCTGCACTCTTATCCTGATCGATGAGCTGAACGATGAGCTTCGCGGCACCGACCTGGTTTCGGTTGTTCGGATCCGATGCAGAAATAAAGAGCGCTGCTGCCAGCAGCTCTTCACCGGTCAGTTCCTTTCCATTCAGCGACATATGCTTATCGAGCAAAGCTGCATTGACAGCCTTTCGGAGATTGGCTTTCCGGCGGCGTGATTCGCCGGAGGCCTTGCCGCCCTTCCGCGCGATTTCTCTTTGTTCGCTCTTTGTTCGCTTATTTAATGGTTTTAAGTTTTCATCGTTCACGTCACCTCACCACATTTCGCGGTATAAAAATGGCGGCTGGATGGAAAGGAGTGTTCATGAGCCTCTGATTTCCATCCGGGCCGCCCTGGTATGCTGTGCGATTCTACACTATCATTTTACCAATTCACCATGTATCAATGGGTATCAAGTTCGGAAAAGCTCTTTAAGGCTTGACCGTGCAGCCGAATGATATGCACATAGCTGTAGTGCATCTCCTCCGCAATCTGATCCAGCTTCTTATACTCCACATACCGCTTGAACAGGATCTGAACATGGAGCGGATTCTCCAAGCTGTGAATCTCCTGGATGATCCGCAGCCTCTGCTCAATGAACTCCGCCAGCAGCCGGTTGATTTCCCGCGACTGCCGATCCAGCTTGTCCACCAGATTCACTACGGAGGTGTCTCCGGGAAGCCTGCCGCCGGATACGTGTTCATCTTCCGGATTTGTGGCCGACAAAAGTGTCGCCCGTAGCATCTCCTGCTGATCCTTCATCTGCATAATCTGAATGTCCAGCCTGCGCAGCTGCTGCAGGTATTCTTTTGCTTCCGTTTTGATCCCCCCTCGTACACCACTTGTATTGTTATCTGTTATTGTCATTCGTTTCCGGCTGCAGCATTGCGCCACCGCATGCGGCATACCCGGCAATGTCCACCCAGGTGTCCACTTTATCCACATTCCCTGTGGTGTTACGGGCAACTTTCAGCAGGATCATCAGATTTGCAACATCCGGCGGATTGATCTTGCAGTATGGTTTCCCGCTGGCATCTACAGACAGACATTTTGCTGTAATGAAGATTTCCCATAACCGGCCGATCACAGCAAAATTGTCTTCTGGGTTCCCGTACTGATCTTGTCTTTCACCGTTGACTGTATCATCAGCCAGCGTCAGTATTCCTGTCCGGTTCATTTCTTTTCTCCCTTCGCATTCTTCTCCGATAATCCGTGCTTTACCCGGTCACGTTCTTCAGCTCGCTTCGCGTCATTGAACCGAGTCCGGGTATCGCCTACCAGGTATCCGGTTATTCTGCGGATGCGTTCAAACCGCACGCCCTTGCCGATGGTTTTCTTTCCATCTGAATCAGTTGAAATCTTGTAAGCAGCCAATTAAATCACCCCTCATTCCGTATATCCTGCACCCCATTGTTTACACAAACCTGATCAACTCTTCATGCTCCCTTCGGCATGGTAATTTCATCTATCGGTCTGAATTTTCTGCCGTATATTTCTTCCATTACATCTTCCATGTCCTCAAAGCTAATATGCTTTGAACCTAATGCACTCAAGAGCTTGGTTCCTTCCTCCATAAGCCTTTCCAGTCGGACTTTGCCAAATCCAAACTTTTCATGGAGGATGAACGCCACCATTAAAAATCCATCGTTAAATCCGCTCTCTGATCCAATGGACATTCCTTGAGACTGAGCCTGCTGAAAGAGTATTTCAGCATTCTTGCCTTTTGCCAGTCTTCTGCGCTGTTCACGGTTCATATTTTGACCCCCTTTTGCTTCTCTTCCTTTGCATCTTTCGCTTCGCCATTAAGACTATACAGGCTATATCGAAAATAACCATCAGTAGTAATAAAACGCATACACACGTTAGAACAAAGTCGATCATAATGCTATCCTTTCAAGGTTTTCCTTTTCAGCTTTTCTCCTCTGTTATCCATCAGATTATTCCTGTCAGCCAAAATACCGCGAAGCATCCGCCAAACGTCGCCAGCGTAATCATCCCAGCCAGCAGCAAGGCTTTTACACGTTCCTTTTCACTCATAATTGCGCCTCCACTCTCCGGTTCCACTTGTCTGCCGCCTCGTTTTCTGTTCTGCCCTGAACGCTACACCCGCAGTGGTAATCCTGGCACTTTACCGTAAACGCCGGCGACCAGACTGCGGCCGGATTCAT